AACCACCATAAGTAATCTTCCAGCCTTTAGTAGTTTTAGCAAGTAAGTCTAAAGTAGCGTCCTCTAGGTCTTCTGCTGTAATCTCTACCTTCTTCTTATTCTGTGCTTGCTTCAGACGTTTGTTGGTTTGCTCATGTACAGCAGCCTTATACTCTTTAGAGTGTGGTGCATATACAGTGATAACCATCGGTGTATCGTCATCATTATTCAAGACATCAAAGCTAGTAGGATGTACAATAGTGACATCTACAGTGTCGCTGGTCGGGGTTAAATCTAGTAAGTCCATGTCGAGTTTCCTTATCGTCGGGGTTAAAAGTTGTCGGGTTAGTTTGTTAAAAGGGGAAGCATCAGACCCGACACCAATGCCTCCCCACCCTAGCTAGGGAACTTATGAAGAGCGAGTAATAACTAAGTTACTTGCGTCTGTCGTGTTGTAGAGTGCTACGAATGACATAGAAATGACACGGCTAGTTGGGCCATCTACACCTACGTCTGCACTGTTAATCTTAGCCCGTGGGAATGCGAACTTAAGGGTATTGCTACCATCGCCCACAGTTACCTCAAGCTCAGTTTCAGTCTCATTCAAGAAGCGGTTGATTAATGAGGCATCCTCAAAGTAAGCTGAGAGAGTACCTTCTATTTCTGCACGACCAACCTCTAATTGTGGTGCACTATCACTACCAATCACAAAGGTAGGTGCGAAAGAGTTGGTCAAGGTAAAGTCCATACCAGTTACGATAGCTGATGTAGAGGGTGTACCGTTGACGTTACCAATTGCTAATGTACCTGAGTAAGCATCGTAAGGGGCATTAGATGAAGAAGCATTTTGTGTTTTCTGAGTGGCGCTAATACTCATGTCTTTACCAACCATACCATAGGTAGCTGTTACCATCTGGTTAGGAGCTAGAGAGACACCCATAGTAGAAACTGTCATACCTGTGAACAAACGAGCTTGGTCGATGTCAGCAGCGTAGTCTTCGATAGAGAAGAACTTAGGTGTAGTACCAACTTTAAGTACGTTAGTTGACCAAGTAGACAACATAGCTGATTCTAAGAATACATCGTAGTCAGCATCACGTAAGTCAGCTACAATGTCACCAGCAGCTTGACGGTTACCATGACGGTCAACACGAGGCATACGGTCAGCTTGGATGTCAGTACCAGCTACACGATCTTTGCTTAAGTTTAAAGAGTGTGTGCTAAAGGGTAAGTTTGTAAAGTTACCAGCGGGAGTTGTACCAAATGTGCTTTCCACAATGTACGATAGGCTGGAACGAGAACCTTGTGCGAAGGCCATGTTGTATTCTCCTAATTGTTATAGACGTACCATCCGATATTAATCGGAACATAGTACCAAGGCGCATCTAAGAAACCTTGCTGTCTTTCAGCGTAGTCGATAGATACAGTTATTGTTTCATCCCCAGAGTAGGGAATTTTAGTGGTTGCTTCAAAAGCCTCTAGGATAGTGTTAGCTAAGGCATCAGCAGCGGCGGGGCCATTACCTTCTGGGGTGTAGGCAGTTACAACAAACACACCATCGTATCTCTGTTGTGGGTTTAAACCTCTTACAGCGGGTCTACGGAGTGTCGGGAGGAAATTAGTCTGTAGGTAACTTGTACCTGTCGTTGGGCTAAATGAGACATTCTCATAAGCTATCCCACTGGGTAAATTAGAGGTATTAGCTAACTTGTTCTCAAGTGCTGCACGTATGTCATTATAGATACTAGCCACGGTTATACTTTCTCTTTAGTTGGGTAAACACAAAGTAGCCATTAGTTCTGGGCCAACCTTCTCCACGTTCAACATCACGGGCATGAGGACTATTGTTACGAAGTTCTATACGTGTAGTATCTAGTAACGAAGGTATTCTTTCTATATCTTGAATAAGATTACTTAGACCCTCATTCATCTTAGCTACAGCGTTTTGATTTCTAGGCTTACCTTTTGAACTTTTACCTCTGGGTCTACCAGCACCTACATTAAATGAGAAAGATGTTACATATGCACCAGTATCTACAGGAACTCTTATTGTACCTAAACCGACAGCATCAACTGCCATATCTGTTAGCTTGCGCTCTACTTGTTGTTCAGCTAGCTGTTTAAGACCATCTATCTTTCTTTGTAGGGAAGGCATGACCTTTAACTGAGTTCTCATTATTCTCTCACATCACACAAGAAACAAATCTTGACCCCATTAGAAAATATAGTAACAACAGAAATGACATTAACTGTGTCACCGTTACCAATAATCTGATCTTCGTCATCGGGTTCTACTTCTAATCCTAAAGCTGGTACTACACATTTACGGGTGCCTCTACGGATCTCATCTACATTAGCTATGATACCTTGATCGTAGTTGTAGAAGTATCCAGTAAAACTGTAGTCGGTTGTAGCGGAGCCTGTTACTGTCCCTGTAGTAGGATCGTAGGTTCCTGCTGTAGTCTTCTTCTTTAGAGTAAGGGGTTCCCCAAACTCATCAACCATCTTAAGTAGGTTATAACCTCTTGAGAATGCCATCACCTACCCCTTAACTATAGTCGTAGTCATCACCACTGTAACTTGGTGGGTTCTTAAATCTATCCCTACGGAAGGATGGTGGAACACGATCTGTGTTTTGTCTCACATTATCCACAGTGGCAATACTAATACCACCAGCTTTAATACCCAGTACAGCACCAGTCTTCTTACCTTGATGCTCTAGTGTCTCAGCTAGGCTAGTATAATGCTCTTGTAAGTCGCTGTAGTCAGCACTGAGTGCGCCTGACAAGTTCTGTGTAACCCTACGAGAGTATTGTGCAGCTATCGTTCTAGCAGACCATGCAGCAGCATAATACACGTTGTCACTTGTTTGATTGAGAGCGAAGATAATTTCTTCATTCTGTACTTGTTGGTCGTTAGTGTCAGTATCACCTACAAGCAATCTAACAGAGTTTAATCTCTCCGCTACAGTACTTGTACCTAAGTTTGTTGCATCATACGACCAAGCCATAATCAATCAGTCTCCATGTGACCATAATTTCTACGCCAGCTACGAATAAGCCCACGTTGTTTATCAGCTATCTTAGACTTCTTACACTTCTTCTTTTGGAACTCAGCGTCAGATTTTGTCTTAGACTTTACTTTCTCGTTGATACCATCCACTAAGTTATGTAGCCCACCGACATCAAGTACCTCTAGTCCGTCACCTACTTTGGTTTCAGCTTCAAGGGTTGAACTGTGTCTTAGTCTACCTTCTCTGTAGAGTATCTTTACTAATTCTTTATCTAAACCTATCTCTTTCCATTTAAGCTCATCACCAGCATTAAATGTGCGGCCTTGTGCTTTCATGGTCAGGGTGACAAAGAGTGGTCTGTCGTACTGCATCGGCTCATTAAGGAACATCGGGTAATCCTTTGATTAAGGGGAAGTGAGGGCCACTACAGCCCCCACCATAGTAAATACTTACTGTACGATACCGTTTACAAACGCACCCAAGTCAGCGCCTACGATCTTCATGTCGTATGACATTTTAACTTGGATCATCTCAGCAATCTGTTGACGCTTAAGAGCATCGTCTGAGAATGACTCAACAGTAATACCTAAGTTGTTTACACCTTCAAGGTTATTCCAAGCAAAGGTCAAACCAGCGGCTGGTGACATAAGACCAGCATTTGATGGTGTGTAGCACAACATAGCATGTTTACCACCGATAAACGCATTGCTTTCTGCAACACCTTCAACAGATGAGTTCTTGACAGCTTCCATGACGTAGAAGTTCTCTACCTCAAAGATCTCAGCCAGTTTAGCATCAGTTACCAAAGCTGTGTTGGTTACAGTTGCGCCACCGTTCAAGCGAGCCAAGATATCTGCGTTGTTTACCAGAGCATCACGTACTTCTTTACCAACAACCATTGTGTTTGGCTTGAAGCCACCTGACTTAAGCTGCATTACACGGCGTAGGTCAGTTACGTTTTGGATTGGTTTAGCAGCAGCATCATCCCAATACAGGAAGTTAGTTCCTGATGTTGAAGACGCACCGTCATAGTTGGTTCCCCAGATGTTGTCTGAGAAGAAGTTTGTAGCAAACTGCTCTTCACGATGGATCATCAGACGCATCGCCAGAGTTTCAGCACCAGCAGAACGGATCTCTAATGCAGCATCTTCGTTAGCCAAAGTCTGTTCATCAAAGTCCATACCAAGACCATAAACGTCAGCAAAGTAGCTGCTGTTTGAGATGGTCATACCGATACGGTTTACTTCTGTACGTGGAGCTAGTTTCTCTACGTCACCAGTACGATTCATGTTCGCACGGTCATAGATGTAGTATTTGTCAGATTGTTTCTGAACGCCTACTGTTGGGAATACCTTATCAGCGATAAAGTTTTCTTGTGATTGTGCATAAGCCAGCGTGAGGTTAGTCAGCGGCTGATCTACATGCACTGCGGATGGAGTCAGCAAGGGCATTATTTATTCCTTTCTATGCTGGATTAAGCTACGACGTTACCGCCTTGGATGAGTTCAATAGCCATGATCTGACCATCAACTGCTGCTTCCAAAGCATAACCCATAACAACATCGCCAGAAGCTGCGGTGAGTGCGTCACCATTTGCATCGGCTTGAACGGCTGCACCAGCGGCGATAGTTCCACCAGCTTCTACCATTACTTTACCTGAGATTGCTACAGTAGCAGCTTCCCCAGCGGCAGGGTTGTTCAACAGAACACCAATGCAATTTTCACCAGCAGAATCTGCCAGATCTACCTGTCCATCACTCTCCAGAGTAACGAACTTGAATTGTGCTGAGGCGAGACTCTCACCAGCAACAAAAGACCGTGTATCACGGGACTGCATTACAGCCATATTTATTCTCCTTTATAGGATTTGTTGATAAGAGCTTTACCTTCATCGGTCTTAGCAACTGCGGCATAAGCTACAGCATATTGGCTCTTCTTGATTTTGTTTTCGTCCATATAAGACTTAACGAGGGCATCTAGCTTGTCTTGTGCAGTAGCGAAGTTGCCATCAGCATCTGACTTACCAAATTCTTCCATAGATTCCGCAAAGACTGCATCTGCACCCTTCAAGGCTTCCATGACACTTTCATCTTCATCAAACTTAGCAATAAGCGATTTAGCTACGTCGATGTTGAAGTTAGGTAGAGCTTCTTCTGCACGTTTAGTCAGTTCAGCATCTGCCTTAGCAACTTCTGCTGCTTCCAGAGCCTTAAGGATAGGCGCAGGGATGTCAGCTTTGTTGATTTGTTCACCTTCATATTCTACATACTCAGGCTCGACTTTCTTTTCGATTACATCAGCTTTGATAACATAACCATTGTCGATAAGGGATTTACGAAGACGTTCGTTCTCTTCTTTCAAAGAGGCTTCAACGGCTTTAAGGGTTTCGATCTCTAGCTCTTCAGCAGTTGCCTCATCAGCTTTCTTCATGTCCTGTTGATACATTTTCATAGCTTCTTCTTCAGACATACCTTTATCCATGTATGGCTTCAGTTTAGCTTTAAGATCGTCAGACATTTTTTCTACTTCATGTTCCATAGGTTCTCCATTGGAATTATCACGCTTGTACAAGGAAACCATTGCCTGTGCGTTTGCTGGACGATCCACCAAAGACAATTCCTCCAGTTCAAGCTGTTTTAAAAGGTTAGGCACTATAGTCCTCCTTGATTGCACGACCCCCAATAGAGAAGGCCGCAAGTTCACCAGACTTAACCTTAGCCCAGACATTATCGTCATAGACTTTGAAAGCCACTATCCAGCCTTCACGGTCACTCTGTATGCCAAGGGATTCACCAATCTCTTTGGTTATAGGCATGGAGTGGATAACCGCCCCAATCTGATCCCCTGTATGCATCTGTTTACCGACACGAATATGCTCCATAAAGCCATTGACAGCCTTAACGAGTGTGTCAGGTTCGATTACGTCACCTTGACGGTCAACCACTGGCTCACCTTTCTCAGTAACGACTGAGGCCCATCCATAGACTAGACGCTGTTCGTCATCTGCCTTGAGGATTTGACCTTCAACACTTTTAGTAAGTTCGGACACTGATGTTCCACCTTCCCACATACGACAAGACCAGTAACCTGCTGTAGTCTTATCTTTCTTGGTATCGCAAGAATGGCGGGAGCGGAAATTAGCTCTGGCTTTAGGGTCATCTCGACGGATCTCCATGTTAGGATCTCCAAAGGCAACTCTCTTTACTTTGCCACCATCTTGCACGAACACTTCAAACTTCTTGTTGCCACCTTGAATACGACGAGGCTTGTTTAAAGTGACTTTCTCGCCTTGGTATTCAGCCTTAGCAAACTCTTCTTTCATCACTTCCTGTACGATAGCCCTGAGAGCGTCTAAGCGGCTCACTGACTCTTCTGCTACCTCATCAGGTGAGTAATATGCTAAATACTCTTCATGGCTACTACAGGGCATGTATACGGCCTGTCCTGTACCATCTTGATGTACGTGGATCTTACCTTCACAGCCCATGTCCATACTTCTAGCTCTAGCTTCCATCTCAGTAGAAAATACATCATTAGCTAGTTTAGCTTTAGATACTGACTTCTTGGAACTAGATGGGTGTCCTGATGGTAGTAGGTCTTTGTCGTGATTAGCCTTCTTGGAACCTCTGACAATCTTAAGGAAGCTATTGACACGAGCCATTGCCCATTGCTCAGGGCCAGTCACATTAGGACGTACTGACTGAGGGTTTGTACGGTAGGCACCTACACCTCTATCATATACTGCCTCAAGCATACGCATAGTCACTTTGTGCTTAGACTTTTTGTTATGCTCTTCCATCTTATTCTTGAGGGCTGTTTTAGGCATTAGATGGGAACCTTTCGTCTATTAGGACACCTTCTGCGAATACGTTCATCTCATGTGTTCCAGATTTAGTTTTAAGTTGAAACTGTATGTCAGTTGTACCTTCGTATTTAAAAGGCATCCTACGTTGAATATTCATCTGATTTTGAAAAGTGGTTCTAGCTACATTGAAAGTAACTCCACTACTGTTGCGTGTAAAATTCTTAAAGACCCCAGTCTTATTAGAAGTGCTATCATTAGAAAAGGCATCAATACGGTATAGATAGAAAGAATGGTTAGCAGGTACAGTGTAAATACTAGCTTGGTTTCTACCATCACCTATTCTTATAGCTGCGTAGACTGTGCCACCATTAGAAACTGTAATTAGACCCTGATTACCATCTGTGTTGAAATAAAGGACATCATTAATTCTAAAGAATGCTTTAGTTGTTGTAGCTGGTATAATTACATCTTCAGAGATAACATTGTAGTTTTCATCTAAGCCTATAATACGAGCAGTATACCCGTTGTCATTAGCGGTATCTGTACTAGCTACATCCATTGTGACAGCAGAGGTAGGATAAGTATAAGCTGTAGCGTATTCCCAAGCTGGTATAAAGCTAGTGGTTACGTCTTCTTGATAACCAAAGATATTACGGACTGATAAACCTTTAGACTCTCCCTTAGAAATTGCCAAGGGGTCATTCTCATAAAGGTGTCTAGTCCATGTTGACATTAGTTGAGTTCCTTAGTCACAACTAACGCAATGCTACCTTTGTTAGGGAAGGTTTCAATGGAACCATCTGTATATGTAACTTGAAACTCTACTGAGTATGTACCGACAGTATCTGTATCACCTGTCTGCCAGTCATACCTAACCGTACCAAGAGCAGCATTGATAAT